GATACAGCGAAACCGTCAGGCTGCACTCCAGAAGCAGGATAAGGATCGCTGGCCACGAAGGGAGACGGCCAGGCCGAAACGGGGACGAGGATCGCGAGAAACAGAAAGGCGATGACTTTTTTCATGGGTCTCTCCTCTTCCGGTTGACGGCCCCTCCCGGCCTTTGCGCCCCGGGAGGGGCTACGGCGACTAGGCAAACCGCTTGTGGGCCAGCATGACGCACGACGAGTTACCCGTCGCCGTCCCGCCGGCCACGGTGGCCACGGCCCGGACGATCCGTTTCGCGTCGGCCACGGGGAAATGGATCGCCTCGAAGGCGGCCGCGTTGCCGACCTCCGTGAAGGCCGCGCCGGGGATGTCCGCAAAGTTGTACTGGAAGATGCGGTACAGCAGGCTCAGCGTGGCGATGTCGGCCCACGCGGTGAAGTCCTCGGCATTGCCTCCGGACCCCACCGTGACGCCGTGCCAGTTGATGTAGTTGGTGTCCGACGCCGTGTAGTTGCTGGTGAGCACCAGGTGGTACACGGTGGAGTTGGCCACGTCCACAGGAGCCGTGAAAACGAAGTCGTACCAGTCGTAGGCGGCCCCGACGCTGTTGGCCAGGATCGTGGCGGTGCCCAGGGCGGTGCCGGACGGCGCCCCCGAGCTGTCCGTCTCGATGGTCAGGGTGAGGAGCTTGTCCGACGCGATCGTGCCGGCCTTCTTCAGCTTGAGCGCGACGCGCTTCACGCTGCGGTCCCCGGACTGGGTGAACTGGACGGCAACCTTCGTCTTGCCGCTCGTGACCTTGTTCAACGGCTTGTCCGTGTCGCCCGTCTCGTTGTAGTTGCTGCCCAGGGCCGCTGGATCCGAGGCTTGGAATTTCACGTTGAGCGTGATGCCGGAACCTTGTGCCTCCGCGTCGAGAATCGCCTTGGCGTGCCCGAGGTAGTGGGACATGTCGAATTCCGGCCCCTTGTAGGTGGCGTCGCGCACCGCGAGGGGCAGGACCTGCTTGACGTCGTAGTTCTGGATGTCGCCGATCATTTTCTCTTTCCTCCCTTGTCCTCCGGCGCATCGGCCGGCTTCCCCGTGAGGGCCTTCTCGGAATCCTCCCGGAGGGCCTTCTCGATCGCCTCGGCGTCCCCGGCCGTCAGGGCCCGGGCCTTCTTCATCGCGATGAGGGTTTTGGCGTCCTTTTCCGCAACGTCCGGACGTTCCCCTTCGGCAAAGAACTTGCCGCCGATGAAGACGTTTCTCAACACCATGATCTTCATGGGATTGCTCCTTTGTCGATTCTCCCGGGGCGGCGACGGAAAGGCCGCCCCGGGATATCAGTGGTTATCAGGTGGTCGATGCGTCGACGATGGCCGCGAAGGACTCGGCCCTGCGGCAGGCTCCGTCCACGTCCTGGAGCACCCGGACGCGGACCGTGCCGGCGGCGCCTCCCGTGTAGGGATCGATCAGGATGTCGATGGCGCCCCACTCGCCGATGATGTAGTCGGAGAAGTTTCCGAAGATGATGGCCGAGAGGTTCGACCCCGTGTTCTTGGTCAGGTTGCTCGGGACCTGGTTGGAGACGCCGGCCCGGTAGCCGTTGAGCTCGCCGAACCCGGGCTCCTCTCCCTTCCCCCACACGGGGATCTCGCCGTAGGTGGCGTTGGTGAAGGTCTTCTTGAGCTTGCCGCGCACCTTCGCGTTGGTCAGGTAGGCGAGCGAGCCGATGTCCGCGTTGTCGATGGACACCTCGGTCTCGAGGTCGACGATGTGCCCCCAGGTCGGGGCGCCTCCGTCGGTGCCGATGGCGACGGCCCCGATGCCGGAGGTCGGCAGGATGCCCAGCGGCTGGCTGGAGCCGGACCCCAGGCCGTTGATCCCGGCGTAGTCGATCGCCAGGGCCAGCACCGTGGCCAGGTCGTTGCGGACGAAGTTCTCCACGTCGATGGAGGCCTGGATGAGCAGTTTCCGGGAGATGTCCGTGTACGTCCCGACCGTCCGGGGCGACAGGGCGACCTGCCCGAAGGTCTGCTGGCTTTCGGTCACGTTGGCGTTCTCGCCGACCCAGTAGGCGGTCGCGCCGCCCGTCTGCTTCGGGATGGCGATGTCGCCCACGAGGCCGCCCAGGACCTGGGCCCCGAGACGGCGGAGAAGCATCTTGTTCCGGAGCAGCTCGATGAAGGAGGCCGCCAGGAGTTCCGTCGCCACGAGATGGCCTCCGGCCGTGGTGGTGCCTTTCACCAGGTCGCGCCTTCCCGTGAGGACGTCGTAGGGGACGAAGAATCCCTGGGGAGACTTGTGCAGCCGCTTGGCCACGGCCTCCGAGCACTCGAACTCGAAGGCGGCCAGACCGCGGTTGCCCTCGGCCAGGGCCCGGATCGCCCGCACGATCGAGAACTGCCGGATCTCGCGGCTCGACATGCCGATCGAAGGATCCGTGTCGACGACCGGCTTCGGGTTGAGCCGCTTGAGCTCCTCGAGGGCCCGCTTGAATTCGTCGGGACCCGCGCCGGTTTCCACGTAGCGCAGGGCCACGTCGGCGAAACGCCGGTTGTCGCCCTCCTTCACGAGGCCCAGGATCGCCTTGACCCGGTTGAACTCCTCGTCGCCGCCCTGCTTGCGGGCGTCGTCGATTCGCTTCTGAATCTCTTTCTCGTCCATCTTCGTTTCCTCCTTGTCAGGATTGGTTTTCACGCCGACGCCCTGGCCGGCGGGGATCTGCCGCGCACGGCCGACACCCACGCCGGGGTCGGCCGGGATCGTGACGAGGGAGACCTCGAGGGGCTCCCAGTCGGTGACGCGATAGGTCTGCACGCCGTCCTCTTCCTTCTCGAGGACCATGGCGTGGATGAGGTAGGACACGGATGTCGTCCGCAGCACGCCGGCGTCGACCTCCGCCCGCTTCTCCTGGCCGACGGCCGACGGGGAGAACCGCACTTCCGCACGGCCGCGCCGCGCCCTCTCGTCGATGCGGGCGCTCTCGATCGCGCCGATCAGCAGGTCGCGGTTGTGGTTGAACAAAAGGCTGCCGGCGGAATTGAGCCGGTCCAACCGCACGGAGCCTCGGCTGTGGTCCAGGATCTCGATCCCCCACCAGCGCTCGACCGGCGTCTCGCTCGAGAAGGACAGCTCGTAGATGCCCTCCCTCCCTTCGGCGGCCCGGCACTCCATGTCGACATGGCGGGACAGGCGGCCGCCCGCCTTGCCCCCGTTGATCTCGTCAATGAGCTGCCTGAGTTTCGGATCCATGCTGCGTCTCCTTCCAGCGGCCGTTGCCGCCGTTCTTGTTCTTCCCTTCCCCGCCGTCAGCCTCGTCCCCGTCGCTTTGGCCCGAATCCGTCTTCGCCGCAGCATCAGGCGTCAGTCCCTTGCGGCGCATGTATTCCTGCTCGTAGACGAGCTGGTCGATGTGCTCCTCGAAATCCTTCCCCTGCTCCGCCAGGAGATCCGTCCGCGTGGCCATGCCGGATGCGAGCGATTCCGTGTTCGCCTTGCCGTCCTTGAGGGGATCCACCCAGGACCAGGACCGGCCGCGCCAGACGGCCGCGCCGCAGATCCGGTCGATGTCTGCCGGCTCGAAATCGAGCGTGCGCGCCAGGACCTGCATCCGGAGCCAGCCCTCGAAGACCTGCTCGCAGAGGTCCTCGATCAGCCATGCCTGAATCGCCTTCCAGCCGTCGCGTTCCTCGAGGGTGCCGGACCGGACGGAGCTGTAGTTGACGCTCTCGAGATCGGCCCCGAGGCTGTTGTAGGACACCTCGAGCCCGCAGGCGATCGCCCGGAGCACCTGCTTGACGAAATCCCGGTATGCCGTCGTCGGGTGCTGCGGGTCGAACATGTTCATCTTCGTCCCGGGCGGCATGATCGGGAATGTCCCCGGCTCGGCCTCGATATATTGCTTCCCGGCCCCGTCCTGGTCATCGGCCACGTAGATTCCCTCCGCCGTCTCGATGCAGCCCATCTTCGCGGCAGCTACGCGGGCGGCGACCAGCTCCGCCTCCTCATACCCGTCGAGCACGTTCGTCTTCGCCATGACTGCAAAGGCCCAGGGCACGCCCCGGCGCTGGTTGACCCGGAACGGGACGAACAGGTGGATCATGTCCTCCGCCGGGATCCGCTCGCGCTGCCGATACGACACGGGGTCGGAATAGTCGTTTGCGGCCCTCCGGGCCACGTGATATGCCACCGGCCGGCCCCACGGGTCGATCTCGATCCCCATGATGATCCTGTATCCTTGCCCGAGATCCGCGTTGAAGGATTCATCGACGCTGTCGGCCTCGATGAGCTGGAGGGAATACCTGTGCGCGTTTTCGAAGTTTCGCACCTGGCGGATGAAGATTTCGCCGTCCCGCGCCACCGTCCGCAGGCAGAGGTCCTGAAGGCGGACCCAGGAGAGTTTCCCGGTGACGTCCGGCGAATGGCGGCGGCGGCCCCATTCCTTCCAGGCCGTCTCGATGGCGATATTGGACCTCTCGTCGAGGGAGCCGTTTTTGAATTTCAGCTTGCTCTGGAACGAGATGCCCCCGGGGCCCAGGACGTTGACGGCCACCATGCCGATGAACTTCTTGATGTAGGGATTGTTGATCGACAAATCGCGTGACCGGGCGCGGATCCTGGGAAGCTGGGTGCGCAGGACGGCGTCCATGGACAGGTTCGCCGGGTTCCAGGACGACACGAGGCGGTCGGTGCGGGCGGCGGCGAACCCCGTCATGCTGCGCTTCGCGATCCTCTGATAGCCCAGCCTCCGCAGGATCTTTTCCAGCATCAGAACCTCACATAGACATTGCCGCCGCCGTCGAGCCCCTTGCGGATCCGCTCGGCGCGGAGTTCACGCTGATATTCGGCCTGGTATTGGGAGCGGAGCCTGAGCAGGTCCGGCAGCGGCGTCTTCTGCAGGGAGCGCCCATTGATCGTGTACGCGAGCTGGTCGTTCGTGGCGCGCCCCAGGATCACGGCCTCGATCGCGTCGAGAACCTTCTTGGCGTGACTGCGTTTGTCCAGCCCCGCGATGTATTCGGCCGGTCCTTCCTTGACCTCGCTGGTCCCGGTATCGACGATGCGCCGCTGAAGCGATTCGCCGGATCCCTTCTCGACGACGGCGACCCAGGCATACTCGCCGACGGGATAGAGCGCCGTCGCGGCGGCCGTCGCCGATGCCGAATAATCGGCGCCGTCTGCGACGGCCGTGATTTCAAAGGCCCCGGCGGGACCGGCAAACTTGTACTTGAGGGTCCATTCGGAGGCGGGGCACTCGACCGTGTTGCCGCCGGCGTCGATGTACGTCGTTTCCGCCGCGGCTCGTTTCCAGCCCAGCGTCACTCCCCTGTATATGACGGACGGCTCCTGCGGCATGCGCCCTCGTTTGGGAGCGGGGCACGGCATTTTCGGCCGTGCCCGCCCCGGAGAGAGGTAGATGACTGAGACGGGCAAACCTTAGCACGGGATTTTTTTCTGGAGGGGCGGGTTTTTCTATTTTTACCGAAAACACGGTTTACTTTTACCGAAAACACTATCAACTTTTACTCAAAATTTTCTTGACAGGTTTTTTTATTCCGCATCCGGGGGCACCTCGGTCAGCTTCCCGCGTGTCCGTCTCTGCATGAACTCCTCGATGTTCTGGGCGTGGGCGACCATGCGCCGGCCGATGATGGCAACGGGCAGGCCTTCCCGTACGAGATCGTAGAGCGACGGCTTCGAGATGCCGATGTAGTCCGCGATGGCCTGCGCCGTGATGAGGATCATCCGGCTCTTCGGGGGGCCGTTCATCTCTATTCTTCCGTTCATCTCCTCAGCCAGCCGCCCGCCGGCCGCGTCATCCACCCGGAGGCCGCAGACGGACGCACCGGTTCGTGTTGCTGCGGCTTTCTCGAGGTGGCCGTGACGAGCCGCAGGCCTCCGCCGGGGAACTCCATCTCCACGCACGCGGCCGCCAGGATCTCGGCGTCGAGCAGATGATTCGGACGCCCATGGACGTTCACCCACTCCTCGTGGCCTTTTTCGTTGCGCCGCTTCTCCTCGGCCAGGATCTGCGCCACATAATCCGGCCCGGTGTCGGCATGCAGAAATGCCGCGCCGGGCAGCGACCGCGTCTCCGGCTTGGCCGCGAGCTGCAGGCGATAGTGGAGCTGGTCCTTCGCCTTCTCCGTGTCCACGGAGAGGATCCGCAGGCCGGCGGGCAGTTTCCTGCCCCGCGATGTCGACAGGACCTCGTTGCCGATCCTGAGCATCCCGGGCAAAGACGAACTCGAGCCCTTCGTTCCCCAGAGGGCGACACCGCCGCGGCCGCGGTTCCTGATCAGCCACAGGTAGGTTTCGTCCGTCATCGTCATGTCTTCATACTTTTCCCCGCCGCCCGTATCGACGCAGGCCCGGAAGATCCGCATGGTGCGCTCGGTGCCGGCCACCGGATAGGCGGTCTCGAATAGCAGATGCTCCACCTCTTCCCAGGTCGAGAGGAACCCGTAATGGATGGTCCAGCTGGTTCCGCTGGCCGCCCAGGCCTTCACGACGAACCAGAACCCGCTCTTCTGCACGTCCACGCCCGCCGTCAGCGCGACGGCTTCCTCGGGCACGGTCTGCGCCGGCAGCGGGCAGCGGGCGGCCAGGATCTGCGCCTCGTTTCCCGCGATGACCGTCAGCTTCCAGGGCTCCGCCAGGTGCTTGTTGTGGAAATCCTTGAAGGCGTTGATGTCGGAAAGGCTCCGGAGAAATGCCGCCGCAACGGTGGAGAGGCTCACGAAGGTGGAGAGCCACGACGGGATATGGAAGCCGATCTTCACGGGGCGCTGTTCCCGCAACACGTCCTTCATCGACCGGCCGTCGGAACGGGCCCGCCAGCCGCCGGCGCGAACGGCCGCGTCGCGGTCGTAGTCGTTCCAATGCGCAAGGCAGTGCGGGCACTCGTACCAGGCGAGCTTGCCCGCCTCGATGACGGCCGGGTCCTCGGAGTGGATCCGGCCGTCCGGACCCGGCTCGGCAGCCCGCGGCCACTTGACCTGTTTGAATTCCATCTTCTGGCCGGCACCGCAGGCCGGGCAGCACACCCAGTAATCGAAGACGGTCTGGACGGCGGCCAAGGCCTTCGTGATGTTTCCGGTCTCCGTCGTGGGCGTCGAGAGCTTCCAGATCTTGCGGCTGAAGCGGTACGTGATCGTCCGCGCCTCGGCCAGCGAGATGGGATCGGTCTCCCGCCTGCCGGCCGTGTCGACGTACTTGTCGACCTCGTCGCAGATGAGGAAGCGGATCGGTTTGTTGGCCAGCCGCGGCGCGCTGCGGGCCCAGGCCATGTAGATGACCATGTGCTGCAGGTTGATGCGCAGCGACGAGGCGTCGTCATCCACGCCCGTCATGTAGGAGCGCAGCCGAGGGCTGCCCTTGATCATGGGCTGGATGCGGTCCTGGCTGTTCTCCTTGGCCGTCAGTTCGTCCGGGTAGAGGACGAGGGCCGCGCCGGGATCTCGGTCGATGGCGTAGGCGAGGCAGTTGAGGACGGCCTCGGTGCCGCCCACTTGCGGGGCCTTGCAGATCACGACCTCCTGGACGGTCGGGAACCATGAAGCGTCCATGATGCCGGAGAGGTACGGCGTGATCTCGTTCTTCCATCGGCCCGGCAATACGGACATGGTGACGTGGCGATAGCGCTCGGCCCAGCTCGACACCGGGATCCGCTTGTGCTTGCGGAAGACCTTGCGCTCCGACTCGCTGAAAGAGACCCTGTAGCGCAGACGGCCTGCGGCATGCCGAAGCGCGTCCGGGATCCAGGGTTTTGAGCGGGGGATGCGGATGACGGTTGCCATATCAATTCCCGACGTTGTCGTCCCTCTCGGTTTCTTCCTCGCCGTCGATCACCAACTCATACTCCTTCGCTTGGGCGTAATTGTTGATGTGTTCTTCCAGGTCCCGGATCATCGCGTTGATCAGCTCGCCCGCCTTCCGCACATCGCCGCCCACGGCCCGGATCCAGTCCGCCACGCGGGACTGCACCCAGTGCTTCAGCCCCGCCTCGAGAATCCCCGCCCGGGCGGCCAGCTCGATCTCCATCTTCTCGCGCTCGATATATTTCCCGAGCTCCTTGTCGTGCTGGAACTTCTTCCGTTCGTGCTCGAGCTCCAGGTTCTTCAACTCCTGCTCGAGCTTCTTGCGCTGGAGCTGGTCCTCGAGGACCTTGATCTTCTGCCCCGTCTCGGCTTCCCTGAGAAAACTCCTCGCATATCGGTCAATGTCCTTCTGGCGATATTTCCCGTTCTCCTTCGGAAAGAACTTTCCCTCCTTGCGGTGCCGGTAAACCGTCGACTTCCTTGCAACCCAGCCGCAGGCGGCGAGATATTCGATCACCTCGTCGACGTTGTCGAAACATCTCTCCGGGGACTCTTGCGTATTGTCCGTCATGGGATCAGGTTCTCCCAGCTGATCTCGCCGGCCGGGTGCCCCAGGATGTAGTCCCGCACCTGCGGGTCCTGAAAGACCAGGTGGTTGATCCGCCCGCCGACGTACTTGCCGTCCCGCAGGACGGCGAATCGCTCCGGCGTGTTGATGATGCGCACGCCCGGGTTCTTGCGCAGCAGCTCGCGCAGCTCCATCACCGCCGCCGGAAGCTGGGCCGAGAGGATCCCGCCGGATGTCGGACTTGTCTCTCCGGCGGTCCCTTTCCTCTCGGGCGCCGCGGCTTTCTTCGCGGCTGGTTCCTCGATGGTCAGCGCCGGCGGCAGCCCTGCCCGAATCCACCGGTCAAGGTCCGTCCCCATCGCGAACGCCTCGCCGGGGTCCTTCCCCTGGGGCACGGGCCAGCGGTCGCAGCGGCCGAAGTGTTCCTTCCACCAAGCTGTGGCCTTCGCACCCGGATCGTCGTAATCGATCGAAACGAGGATCTGCAGGGCCCCGCGGAGGACCTCGACGGCCTCGGCGTCCGGCTTGGCAGAGACCGAACCCAGCCCCACGGCGCCGGCGAGCCGGTTGTTGGCCATCACGGCAATGGCATCCAGCTCGCTTTCGACAACGACGAATGCGCGGCGATCCCTGCCCAGAAGCATGACGGACTTCGAGGATCCCGGCAGGACGATATACCGGCGATCGGCCTCGGGGCGGCGGATCCGTATTCGATGGATGACCCCGTCGCGGATGTAGGGGATTACAAGCCCCACGGGGATCCAGAGCGCCTTTGGCTTGCCGTCGTCGCGGCGCTCCTCTGCAAGGCCCCAAGCGCTGCGGGCCCGGTAGATGTCCCTGCCGTCCTCGCCGGGGTTCCACCCGAGGCGGTAGTCGGCCGCGGTGCCGGCGTCGATGCCACGGGCCGCCAGCCAGGCGAGGGCCTCGGCGTTCTTCTCGAGATGCCCCTGGGCCCAGGCAATGAATGTCTCGGCGCGCTCCTGCCAGATCTCGCCGGGGGCCGCGGATGTCTCCGGGTTGAACGCCGGCTTCGGCCTCGGCACGTCCGGACGCCACCCGGCCGGCCGCTCGGGCACATTGATCCGGAGCTCGTTGCAGGCCTGCCGGAAGGTCATTCCCTCGAAATCGATCAGAAACTGGATGTTGTCGCCGTACTTCCCGCAGCCCTTCCCGGGCCGGCACCAGTAGCTTCCGCCCTCGCGCTGGTTCGGCCAGACGTGAAAGCGGTCCTTCCCGCCGCAGCCCGGGCATGGGCCCTGCCACTCCCCGCCGTGGGTGGAAGCGGCCTTGCGAAGTTGCACCCGCTTGCCGGCCAGCTCCAGGACGTTTTTCATCGGCTTGCCCTTTTCAAACCCTCCCTCTTTTTTCCTTTTTTATAACTATTTAATTTCATTCCAATAATAATGATTCTATTTTATAGTTCCCCCCTGGAAAGTAGCCTTTGGGGAGGGATGGAGAGATTTTTCACTATTTAATCGCACGAAACTTTTTCAAAAACAGTTAGCCGGGTAAAAGGTTGAAAAACGCTCCAACCCTCCCTCTCCAAATTTTGATGCCATCCATCCACGTCGATCCCCGAATAAAACCGGCACCTTGAATCCATGTCGGCAGAGCCCTGATAACAGGGATAGTTTCTGGAGGGTTGGGGAGGGTTGTAGATACAGGGAGGGTTTTTTACCCTTTCTTCTTTTTTTTGCGATTTTTCAAAAAACAACAGAAAACCCATATTAACCCTCCAACCCTCCCTGATTGCCGGCCAGGGCGATGCCGTGATACATGACGACGCCCTCGGACTTGTTCTTCTCGTACTTCTGCGAGAGCTGTTTTCCGAACCAGGTGCCGCTGGGCTCGTTCTTCCCGATGTTGTCGTGATACCAGTCGACGAAGCGGGCGTAGAGCGCCGAGCTCTTCTCCTTGGCCCCGGGCTCGCGGACGCAGCACTCGTCGATGAAGTCGGCCAGCAGGTCCTCGTTGCGGCGGTAAAGCTCCGTGGCCTCCGTGACCTCCCGGGGCGGTCTCAGGCCGTGCTTCTGGTAAAGCAGGCAGCCGCGCACGAGCCAGGACAGGATTCCGGGGTACTCCTTTGCGAGCTGCTGGTCCAGGTCCTTGATGGCCGGCCGCTCGTGCGTCTCCTGCGGCTCCCTGGTGACAAAGGAGATCGTGAAAGGGATCAGGTGCAGCCGCTCCCAGAAGGCCTTGTCGTTCGGCGGCGCCTGGGGCTGCGTGTTGGTCATCAGGAACAGCTTGTGCGTGGGGGTGAAGCGCGTCTGGTACTTGTCGTGCGGGTTGCGGCCGACCAGGGTGTCCTTGCCGGTGAGCCACTTGATCCTCGAGGCCGAGAACCGGTGCCCCTCGTCCACCTCGGACGCATAGGCAAAACGGATCCCCTTGAGCCCCATGATGTCCGGCGAAGGCCCGGCGGCGCCCTTCACGAATTTTGTCGAGAGCAGCATCTCGGCCGGGATCGATCCCGCCAGGTCCCCCATACAATATGCGATCCGCTCGACGATGAGGCTGCGGCCGTTCCACCCGGTCCGGCCATAGAGCACGGGAAAAACCTTTTCGTGCACGAGTCCCGTCATGGCATACCCGAAGAGCCGTTGGACATACGCGATAAGATCCTCGTTGCCGTTGAAGATCTCGCGGATGGACCGCTCCCAGAGCGGCGCCGGCTCATCGATGCCCAGGAAGGGCACCGGGCTGGATAAAGACAGGTAGTCGCCGGGGCGGCCATCGTGCAGTCTCCCCGTCTCGAGATCGATCACTCCGTTTGCGCAAGGGAACAGCATGGGCTTGTTGTCAAACTCCTCCCCGGCGATGGCCAGCGGGTTGTCGATCGTGTGCGCGAATTTCAGGCACGCCGTGCGGCGCTTGTCCGCCCGCAGCTGGCTGACCCGCTTGAGCAGCTGCTTCTGCAGCTCCGAGAGCCGCTTGATCTGCCTCGAGTTGTCCGCCTCCGCATCGGCCGTTAGATCGGCGATTGTCCCGCCCAGGGCCTTGTATTCCGCCATATAACGGGCCACCAGCTCCTCGACGGCGGCCAGCGATCGGTTCATGATGTCGCGCTTCCAGGAGTGGCCCTGCCATTCGTACCATTCCATGGTATTCTTGCAGTACAGGAACCGATCGCGAAACAGGGTCGCGTAGAGCACGCCGTCGCCCTGCTCGTTTGCGAAGAGGCATTCCTGGATGAATTGGCTGGAAAGCCCTGGGTGCTCTTCCGGCGGCACCGTCGCGGCCTCCCGGGCTACCCTCTCCTGAACCTGTCTGCGGATCTCGTCATCCCTGTCGGTCACGTTTCAGCCTTCTGCGCAATTCGTAGACCCACCGCAACGAAATGTCCGGGATCGCCTCCCGGATCTTGGCCGGCTCGACGCCGGCCTCGATGAGCCGCATGACGACCGCCTTCTTCTCCGGTTCCAGGAAATGATCAGATCCGGCAACGAACTGCCGGCGGCACAGCGCGCATCGATATTTCTGCCGCCCGGAGGCGCCCAGGCCCCATTTCAGCAATGATGTGCTGTGACATTTTGGACAGGCTAGCGGCTTCTCCATTTCAGTTCGCGCTCGAATATCTCCCGGAATTTCAGTTTCGAAAAATCCTTCGCCGCCGCCATGATTCTCTTGGAGCCAAACAGCAGCGCAATGCCGGGGCCCAGGAGCTCCTTTATAGGCAAACGATTCGATCCCGTCCGTTGTGCTACCGCAAGATGCCCTGACTTGAATCTGGTCAGGAACGCCTTTGGTTCCGTGCGGACGGGCTTACGGCCGGATGCATGTTTGACCAACACGCTCACCACCCCGCCAGCCTTACCCCAGCCGGCGCGCTGCGCTTTTTTCGTATATTGGCTCTCCCCCTTCCTTGTCCGCACCCCTTCCTGCCTGGCGTCGAAAGCGGAGAGAGGGAGCCCTCGACCGAGACCCGTGATCTCCGCTTCAAGCTCGTCGCCACGGGCCCTGGTTGCCACCTTCAGCCGTTTATTGATGTCCTTCGCCTTTATATTGTACTCGTCACGTATCATCTTCGAGATATGCGTCCGGCACTGGTCAGAGACTTTTTTGACAGCCGACCGGGAGGCTGCCGTGACGAGTTTTGGGTCCAGCACCTTCATGGCTTCCCTGACGCCAGTGAGTTCGATTTCAACCTTCATCTCCACCACCATCCAGTGTTCATTTTTTCCCAAATTCCCAATGAAATTAGAATTTTTCCGGAGCCGAAAATCGAGCCCAGGGTATCCGCACGGCGTCGAGGCCGAGGAAGGACCCGCGGCATCGAGTGAACTCCGTAGATTGTTGTAAAGCTCTTATCAATGGAGTGCCGAACCGACCGGGGAAAACGATCGCACTTGAACCCGAAGAAAAAGAAGGGCCTGAAAGGAAAAAGAGCATTCAGATTTCTCCCCGATCCGCCCGTCTCTGTAGATCGCGGTAATTGCTGTTGGCTACGATGGCGAAGAAGAGGAAGCCGATGTTTGCACCCGCCATAAGCGCCGCTACGATCGCGCAGACGAGTTGCCAAAGTTTGATCTCGATCATAACAGCCTCTCCCTCCGCTTCTTGACTTGCGCAACTAACACGGACCATCCAAGCGGCATGGGCCAACCGTTTGGGATGAAATTAATAAGCATGTTAATGTCACTTTCGGCTTCCTTGAGGCGCTGCCAAATGACCACCCGGCCATCGCGAGTTCGTTGTATTTTTCGAGATCGCCGAGAAACCCCCTGCCCCTGGTGTGCCGGCCGTTGATCCAAACCCCGCCCTCGATCTCGACGGCGAGGCGGAAATCAGGCC